CTCAAGTAACTGACCAAACGATCCAGGGTCTCAACTGGAAAAACGCATTTCTATTTTTTGATACCTGGAATAGCACCATAGATCAGTGGTTGACAGAAGTGATTCCTACAATCATCATCTCAGCAATCACTGGTCATTGGTGGTTACTTATTGCTTATTATATCTGGGCTGCATTTATTCAAGAAGCAGTCGAGCATAACAAACGCATCAATCTTTATCCGTTCTTGACAAGTGGTAGATGGCATCTCATTCATCACGAATAGGCGACAAAGAATTATGGCGTATTTGTGCCTATTTGGGATTTAGTTTTTGGTACATGGAAAGGCTTAGATGGCAACGGAAAACAATTGGCTTCGAAGTAATCTAGCGGAAAGATTGCTTAATAACTCAACTGATTTTGCGGTGCATGTAGATGTTAAGCCATATAAACCGATGAGTTTTGAAGCTGCTTCAGACCACACAGCAGATTTGATAGCAAGTAAAAGCGATAAGCTATTCGTTGGATTTAGTGGTGGTATGGATTCCGAGTTTGTGTTTCGTCGTATGGTCGAGCGCGGACACAATGTAATACCTGTTATAGTAAACACACCAATCAACAAATATGAATCAGCCTACGCTTTCAGAATATGCAAGCAGTATGGTATTGATCCTGTTGTGATAGACAAAACCCCTACCGAATTGCTTACCATTTTCGTAGATGACATATTCAAAAAACTAAGTGGATATGGGCACAATTCGGTGCCTGGATTAATTGTCGGTCGATACGCTGAAGATCATGATGGTATTATGATTATGGCAGAACATATCATTGATGACAATGAAGATCAAATGTATGTTGGTGCTAATGAATGGGATTTCTACAATGACGTTCTCATTCACAACGACAATACCCATTACTTCTTCACATACACACCTGAGCTTTGTTGCTCAATGGTAAAAGAAATGCGCGATGAAACCGTTCAAGATTTCAAATCGCGCATCTACAATATACCATGGAGACCAAAATTCTCGTATGATTATGGATCAGGTTATGATATAGCATTTATCCGTATTAGACAGCATAGATTACACACCCCAAATCCTAATCACACTTTTGGCACCAAAGAGCAATTTTTATCATTATTTGATTGAGTTTTCATACTTTTTAACTAACTGCTTTTGTCTTGCAATCTCAGTTCGGAGAAACTGTTCATTGTTATTACACTCAAATACCAATTTAAGTTTAGCGATAACATCTCGTACCGCATCGGAAGCGCAAGCTTCGTGAACAGATTTTTTGATCTCATCAATAAACTTAGCATTTGCTTTTGGTGCATAAAGAAGCAAAGAAGATGCGTAATTGAAATCTTTAATACCTAATTCAAGTCCGGTTGGTACATTTGGATATTGAGAATTTCTATTAGACAAAGAGATAGCCAACAATTTTAAACCAGGTGTATCAATTGGATTTTGAATTGAGTAATCTACTTCGCCCATAAGAATGCTTTTAGTAATTTCTCCTGGAGTTTTGTACTGAATCATTTTGGTATTGTTAATGTCATATTGTTTACGAAAAATTGCATCAAGTAGCTTTGGCGAAACAGCTTGAACCGTAGCTCCGTTGAACACTTCTTTTTTATCTTTTGCGTACTTAATAAATTGATCCAACGTATCTATCTTTAGTTCTGGTGAAACCATAATAGCATTTGGCACTAAAGCCATAAGTTCGATAGGAACAAAATCGGCATCGCGATCAATTGTTGAATTGTATATGATAGGATTGAGCGTAAAATTTGAAATTGATCCTGACACAATTGAATTAATTCCAGATTTGGCTTCAGCCAATGCTTTACCATCAGCAGCTTCACCGCCAGAACCTGGAATAGTACTCAATCTAAAATCATATTTTTCTTCTAGCTTTTTATTCAGCTCAGTGAGAAGTGTAGCGGTAACGAATGCGGTTGGATCACTGACAGGAAATCTGGTATAGACATTTATTCGCTCTTCAGCGCATACACCAAATGAAATGAAAGAGAAGCAGATTAGTAGTTTACGAAGCATGATTAAGTTCCAATTTTCCGATAAGATAAGGTTGTGATCTCAGCATTGAGTAGAATTGATATTTTTTATTTATTTTTTCAAATCGTTTTTCTTTTGATTCGCGATACTCTTTCAAAAATCCTTCAGTCGTATGATTTCCAACTACAGTCTCATACAATTTAAATTCTGGGTTTTTTGTTGTTGGTTTTGGTCCAGCATATGTTTGTGGACTCCAATCCGGATATATCATAGAGCTAAAACTTCTTTCCAACATGATAGCATTAGTGTGAACAGGTTTTTGTAAATTGGCGTTTCTAAGTTCTTCTTTGGTTTTGACATAAAATTCGTAATATTTTCTATCAAATTCCAATCGCTTTTTGATAATATGAGATTGCTTGATGGGTATCAAAGGCATATCTTTTGACCAAAAAAAATCTTCTGTGGTATAAGTTGCTGGAAATTCACCTAGATTTAGAGACGCTGTTGTAACCATTGTTTGGTCAGTAAAATGAAAATACAATAAGCCGTCCTCAATGTTTAAAGTTGGTTTTTCCATACCACGAACAACGCACATAGAATCTACTTCTTTTGATCTCTCATAATTTGTCGTATAAAATAATTGCCACCATTGATTGTTTGGACCCATTGCAGATGAAATCCTAGGATATTGATGCTTGACTCTTCCATTGTTGCCAATATTGGTATATCTACCAGTTGAGAGTTGGTTGTAAAGAAGATCGGACGCATCAACAATAGTAATTTTGGTATTTGGACTTATTTCAGATACTTTTTTGAGCATAGGTAAAGCTGCAAGTTCATACTCAAGCAAAATTTGAAATTCATTGTCTTTCAGCATATCTGCTCGATCAAGTTTTTTTGTCATCGTGTGAAGATTTGCAACTTGAATTTCGTCGATAAATATGTTGTTTTTTAGAAATGACCATAGAACTTGTGTCGAATCGCTACCGCCAGAGAAAGCGAGAACCACATACTTGTACTTGTCGCGTATCTGTTGCGCTCTAATTTTATAGAGTGTACCGATATCAAAGTCGGGTTCTGTTTCCCAATCGCATTTTTCGAACACATAATCATTGTAATAGTATTTGAGTTTTATGTCATAATCATGACGAATTAACGCATAATCAAATGCGTCTTCGCGTGTGAAAAATGGCTTACCATCGTATACATAAAAACCACAATGTAGATGATTCATGTTATATAATTCCCGTATCTTACGTGCATATATATGATAAATAGATCAGAATTAAACGAGGAGAATTTTCATGACAGATGCGCCGGTAAAACTCGTGTGGATTACCACTGCATTGCAGAATGCGGATTGGAGTGACATATACGTTCCAATAAATTCACCGAATGCATATGGCGTTGAATATGATGCTAGAGACGCCCTTATTCCAAAAAACAATCTTGATAATTGGCAACAAGCACAATCTCTTAGAGATACTATTGTTCCAGAATTATTTGAGGGTTTTGAAGGCTGGACCAGAAAATATACAGACGACAACACTTCTTTAACAGTTGAAATTTATTTCAAAAATGCGGATTTAGCAATGGCTTACAATAAAAAAGTAATTGAAGTCCAAGAGAAGCTAGGAACATTTGAATTGAAACCTAAAGTTGATAAGTTTCAATTTTATTGGGTAATTCGTAATAGAAAAACTGGGGAACTATACTACAAGAACCAGTGAAGTGATATCACTGGAACTTAGGACCAAGTACCCAAACAACAATAGATAAGCGTCTACCTTTAGTTACTGGCGCAACCCGATGGATCAAAAAGGAAGGGAATAGAACAGCCCTTCCTTTTACTTTTGGTACTGTAATAGGATCATTTTCTTTACCGTTGTTAATTTGAAATTCACCACCCTCATAATCATCATTTAACATCATAGTGAGTGATAGTTTGCGCGGTTCAATATCTAAGTTTCCTTTCGAATCACCAAGCGCCATATCCATATGCCAATCATATCGTCCCTCTCTGGTTGAATCATATGTTGTGTATTGAAATGTTGCGTAACCATTCAATTCGTAACCATAATACATTTCATTGATTGACTGAATAATAAAATTCAATCTATCAAATATCCACGCGGTTTCTGGTGTTCTGTTGTGAAATGCAGTTTGTGATATTCTATGCTTTTCAACTTCAATCGGATCTGAAGATTCCATAATTGTGCTTTGTTGAACGCCTTGTGCATCACAATATTCAATGATAGCTTGCAGTTCCTCATCGGTAAATGCTCCATCCCAATACGCCCAAGGCTCTGTTATTTTGGTTCTTCTATACGGGTCATTATAAATGGTTGTGTGCTTCATTAAAAAATTCTCCAGTTGCTTACGGGTTGCACACCCAATGGTTTTGCTGCTTTCTCTTTATATGTTATAAGAATGTCGGCGGCTAAACATATTCTCATCTGATCCAAATCATTTTGTGTGAAACATCCAGTTTCCATCTTTTCAGATTGACCGACTGTATCGTGAGGCACATTAGACGGAAAAACAAATAGCTGTCCTTCTTGAGGTTCTAATTGCCATGTGTATGCATTGAATGCGTCCCAGTGTGATGGATTATTAAATTTGATGCATCCAGGAAATGGCTCATATCTATTAGCATAATTATAGAAGCGAATTGGCTTTGAGAAATCTTTTGGTATGTTGATATAATATGTAAAAGACATGTGCGCGTCCGCGTGACTATGCATCGGTGTCTGTCTATTTTTAGTAATGTTCATCCAAGTTTTGACTACATTGAATTCGAATAAGTTTGGATCAACGTGTAGTCTTGCCACATATTGTTTAACTGAGTTTACGGCAAATTTGAATAGTGGTTCAAATGCTGATTCATGATGAAGATTAACGTGACCCGTATATTCATTTGAAAAACCATCTGGCGACATGTAATCGAAAATTTTATCGTAGAAAATCTTCTTGAAATTACTTTTGTCTGGATATTCAAATTCTGCTAGAAGCGTTGGAAATAGAGCATGTTCTTTCATATCACTTTACCTTGTAGATTTGCTTGAGCGAATTAAGTGTTTCAATATCAACTGGAGTTTTTATCATGATTTCCATATCTACACCGCTAATCGCATTAATATCTATGTTTGCTTTTCGAGCGTCTTCCACATACTCGGAATCTACCATTGTTTTTGAGAATGCATTTCGTAGCTCTTCAACCTTTGCTTTTGGTATGCCAGGTGGTGCTAGAAATGGACGCAACATTATGAATTGGGATTCAAAAGCATGAAGGAGCTTTCTGTCTTTATCGTCTGTTACATATTCAGCCAGTGTTGGAATTTCTTTATATTCTGGTAATCTGGTTGTACCGTTTCCAAACTGGAGTGTTGGATGGATACCGCTGCCCAACTGTAACCAGTTGGGCTTTTGTGTTTTGATACCGATCAAACTATAGATGACCGCATCCACTTCCTTGCGCTCAAGCGCGAGACGATTGGCACCTGTTGTAGGATAACCACCGACAATTTTGAAATTGGTGCCGAGCATCCTATTAACGAATAGAGCCATATTACCAGAGGTTGCACCTTCAGCGCCAACAACAAAGTCTGATCTAAACTTTGGTTCATTAGCCCATAGAATGACAGCATCCTTGCGCCCATCAGCAACGGATCCAATCCAGTTGAACTGATTTGGATCAAACTGCACACCTTCACCACCTAATAGTCCAACAAACGGAATTTCCTTGTAGACGATCCCGATAACGGAACCATCTCGTGGTGCGATATTATACAGATAATTGGTAGCTACCAAGCTTGCAGCGCCTGGCATGGCTTGAATTGTTATGGTTGGATTGTCTGGCAGATATTTGCCGAGATGCTTGGATAGAATCCGAGCGTTGATATTATAGCTATCGTCATTGGATGGGACGATAATTTTTAGTTCAGACGCCGCAGCCGCAAGCGAAATGAAGCCAATAAAGAGCATTACGATCAAACGAATCATAGCACTATTTAGACTAAATAGTCAAGAACATAAATAGTAGAACTAACTCGGAGTGATAAATGGCTATTCCAGCATCAAGACAGGAATTCAAAGACTATATCCTGCGTCGCCTTGGAGCGCCAGTTATTGATATTAACGTGGATGACGAGCAGGTTGAGGATCGTATCGACGACGCTATTGCGAAATACCGCGATTACCACTATGACGGCACCGAACATGTTTTGTATAAGCATACGGTAACTCCTACTGATATTACCAATCGCTATATTACGCTTCCAGAAAGCATCATCGGCGTAACACGCATTTTTGATCTCGGTGATAGCTATAGCACAACCAGCATGTTCAATGTTCGCTATCAGCTTCATCTAAACGAGCTATTCAATATTACCAGCGTTTCTGTGGCACCATATGTTATGGCTATGCGCCACATCGAGACGCTAGAAGAAATCTTTGTAGGCAAGAAGCCTATTCGTTTCAATCGTCACACAAACACGCTTCATATCGACATGGCATGGGCCACCGATGTGCAGCCGGGATACACAATTATCGTTGACGGATATGCCAGTTTAGATCCGAACACATATACGGATGTGTGGAACGATTCGTGGTTGAAACAATACGCGACCGCGCTTGTGAAGCGCCAATGGGGCGAGAATCTAAAGCTATATGAAGGCATGCAGTTGCCTGGTGGAATCACATTCAATGGTCAAAAGATTTGGGATGAAGCAAACGATTTGATAACAACGCTAGAAACATCGCTAATCAATGATTACAGCTTGCCTGTTACGGATATGATCGGCTAAGGATGACAACAAACAAATACTTCCGACCATTTACATACGGGCGCCAGCAAGACCTTGCTGAGGATCTTATCGTTCAAGCGATTAAGATTTATGGTCTGGACGTAAAGTATTTGCCACGCACACTTCGAAATGTTGACCCCCTTCTAGGTGAAGATCCAACATCGACGTTTGACGACGCTGTTGATATCGAGGTCTACATTAAAAATGTTCAAGGCTTTGAGGGTGAAGGCGATTTCCTATCTAAGTTCAATCTACAGATTAATGACTCTATCACATTTACGATGGCTCGCAAGCGTTGGAATCAAATATCAACTGAGAAACTCATAACAGAAGTTGGTTACAATTATCAGGTGGAATCTGCCGACACGAACGCATGGGGTAATACCCAATGCATTATGCTCGAATCTGGTAACGGTAATAACTATAGCATTACGACACCACGACCATTCGAAGGTGATTGGATTTATTTTCCGCTGAATAAAAAGCTATATGAAATCAAATTTGTCGAACACGAAGCCATCTTCTATCAGCATGGCAAACTGTATACATATGATTTGAATTGTGAGTTGGTAGATCGTATTGGTCCAGATTCTATCGCTACTGGTAATACTGACATCGACGCAATCGGTACTCGTTATGACCAAAATATTCTTCTATATCAAACAATGCTAGAAGATGATACGTATTTGCTAAATGAAGATGGTGGATTTATGTTAAATGAGTACCGTGTCGAGGTACAGACTATTACAGCGAATAATGAATTCTTTACGCAAAAATCATTGGATTATATTGATTTTAGTGAGCGCAACCCATTTTCTGAAATTGATAGGTACTAATGTTCGGATCACAGTTTTACCACCAGTCACTGCGTAAATATGTTATCATGTTTGGTAACATGTTCAACGATATTGTGGTTAAGCAATATAACCGCGATGGAACAACTGCATCTGCGATTATGGTACCTATTGCATATGGTCCAAAAGAAAAGTTTTTGGTACGCACACAACAAGATCCCAATCTAGACCAGCAAATTTCAATTCAGCTTCCAAGACTAGCATTTGAAATGACGACGCTCAACTATGATGGCACTCGTCGTTTCAATAGCAAAGGAAAAAATATTGTCGTTACGGCAGACAGTAATAAAGCTGATTACCAACATATGCCAGTTCCATACGACATGACATTTAATCTGTATGCGTATGTGCGTAATGCAGATGATGGCGCGCAGATTCTTGAACAGATTGTACCGTATTTTGGACCAGAGTGGACTAACACCGTCAAAGTTATTCCTGGTATGAATTTAACGATTGATATTCCTACAGTTTTGAATACTGTGTCGATTGAAGATACATATGATGGCAGCTTTGAAAATCGTCGTGCCATCATCTACACGCTCGATTTTACAGTAAAAGGATACTTTTACGGACCAGTTCGTCGTCAAGGTCTTATCAAACGCGCACAGGTTGATTTTGGTGTGGTTGCAAATTCTGCTGGTAAAATTACTCTAGACGATGTTGCTCGTACAGGTCGCAGTTCTCGTGTCGTGATAACACCAGGCCTTCTTGCGAACGGATCACCGACCACAAATAGTGCAGCATCTATACCATATACATTGATTGCAGCCAATTCAAATTTTGGATTCGCATCGAACACGTTCTTCTTCACTGATGGATTGAAATATAACCCAAGAACAGGTAATGATGAGTGATAAAACTATATTTGAAAAGAGCATTGAATTAGCACTAAACTTACCGGTTGAATCGCCGCCTATGGTTCAACCGATCAAACAAGTTGAGGTTGATTCAGATTTGGATAGTGATTTTGCGACCGCTCGAAATAATCTCCATCAAATTATCAATCAAGGTAGTGATGCTTTAGAAGAAGCTCTTATTGTAGCCAAAACATCTGAGCACCCAAGAGCATTTGAAGTTGTTGGACAACTAATTAAAACCCTTGTCGATGCCAATAAAGACCTTCTCGACATTCAAAAGAAACTAAAAGACTTGAAAAAAGTGGACGAAAAAGACGCACCACAGACAATCAATAATTCAATTTTCGTTGGCAGTACGTCCGAATTACAACAACTAATCAATGGGAGAAAATGATGCTAAAGAAAGTCCTGCAGGACACTCTACAAAATCCTAATCTTGTTCTTCCACAACCGCTTCAAATTGGAATTAAAAAAGAACCAACAATTGAAGAGTTGAAGGCTAGAGCAGCTGCGGCACCTAAAAAGAATAAGGTTAGATGAGCAAGACATATCTCGGCAATCCAAATCTCAAACGATTTGGAGTAACGATTCAATATACTAAAGAGCAGGTTGAAGAGTATATAAAATGTGCGAAAGACGTTGAATATTTCGCTCGTAATTATGTAAAAATCGTCAACGTGGATCACGGTCTTATGCCGTTTAAGATGTGGGACTTCCAAGCGAAGATGCTCCATACGTTTGCGGACAACCGCTTTTCTATCTGCAAACTTCCTCGTCAGGTAGGTAAATCTACCACATCCATTGCATATATTCTTTGGCTTGTGCTTTTTACCGATCAGCAAAACGTCGCGATTCTAGCTAACAAAGGTTCGCTTGCGCGTGATCTGTTAGCCAAACTCCAGCTCGCATATGAATATCTTCCGATCTGGCTTCAACAGGGTGTTGTCGTCTGGAACAAAGGTAATATCGAACTTGAGAACGGATCGAAAGTTTTGGCTGCAGCCACATCATCGAGCGCGGTTCGCGGTGGATCTTTTAATCTAATCTTTCTTGACGAATTTGCCCACGTCCAACGCAATCTTGCGGATGCGTTCTTTGCATCTACCTATCCTACAATTTCATCTGGTAAAACTACTAAGATTATCATCGTATCGACACCACTCGGTATGAATCACTTCTATCGCATGTGGACAGACGCGACAGAAGGTACCAGTGAATATATACCTGTTGAAATTAACTGG